ATTTCACACATTTTAGCCCTAAAAAAATTTACTATTCCTCTCGAGGTCGAGAATCTATAGTAATTCCTATCTCATTTATTGCTTGCGGTTGTACAGATGACAATTTAGGTATTGGTTCGATCCATATTCTTAGAGCATTACTCGGTAAACTTTCTCCAGCCGAGTTTATGGCGGTAACTCTATAAATATAATGCCCTAAAATTGGGAAATACCAAGTAAAGGAATTCCCCTCGCGCGTCGCAACTAATTTATAGGAACCTCCATTAGCTGAACGATAGAGTTTGTACTTCACTCCAGTTATAGGCTTCCCTTCAGTATCGAAAAGAACTTTATCCCATACGAGATTAAGCGCCTCGGTATAGGCGAGTGTTGGGATTGCCCATAAAAGGAATGAAATTAAGAAACGCATTATGATATTTTTACCGTCGCTTGTTTTCGCCCGAATATACTTACGATGTTTCCCCAGACTGAAGTAGCAGTTGTAGCTAAGGCCGGGTATAGAATTTCAGGAGGAACGCCCCCTTTAACAATAACGAGAAGAGTTCCTATAGAAGATAAAATCCCGAGAATTGCGCCTTTGACTGTTTTACTTTCGAGTAACTTTTTTTCACCTACTAGCTCTGCCATATATTAATTTCCTTTTCAGTTAATCATTACGATTTTTAGGATTAGGAATTACTGCACAAAGATTCCCAAAATGTAGTACTACATTGAACGGAAAATTTTCAGCCTTTTTATGGAATCTGAAAAATTGCCTATTGCTGCCGTCTTCAGTATATCGTGAGCGTTCGTAAGATACAGCCACCTTTTTTTCGGCTTTCATTACGAATACTTGGCTAGGTTTTATGTTCAAGGTGTTATATTTACGAGGCAAGAAAGCAACGGCACCACGATTCAAAACTGGGGGGTCACTCTGCTTCCAAAGAAAATCTTTTTTTTCACCATCGTTTATTTTTAGAAATTTTTTACATCCTTTTTTGCCCAAATCGTCTGAAGTATTCCAAGGCGGTTGTGTTTCTAAGCTTATCGGCATTTTCATATATGGAGAAAGTTCTTTCATTATTTTATCAGACGGCCAGTTATTTCGCTTTCTCGGGTCTATAAAGCCCCCTCGTCCTATTCCATTGAACTCCGCAATCCAAAGGAACGAAGCTTCACAAGAGGCGAATGAAGCAAGGAATCGAGGGAGCGCTGATACGTTAACCTTTTGGGGTAGAATTGCCGAGCGTGATTTTAAGTCTATATCAACGCCATCAAGGTTAACGATACAAGGCGGATTAACTTTACGAGGAGCATCACCATGGCCCTCATAAATAAAATTCTTTATTGGATTATCGCCATAAGGATTATTCCCTACTGGAGACCATACCCACTGGCAACGGTCAGGGAAATTAGGCTTCAGCTCATCTACTAATTCCCTATAAAGCTTCGAAGGCAAATTTGATTCAAGCCCCGCGCTTAAATAACATTTTACTTCTGGATTAGTAACAAAAAACTGTGAAACTGGAGCAATATTTTGTTTTATTTTAGTAATAAGTTTCTTGTCTTTAGCCTTCAATTTTTTTCGGTACTCTTCTACCGTCATTCCATAAAGTACTTCATATTTCCCGCATCTCTTATTTCTTTGGCATACTTCATTTATTAAATGAACCTGAAGCATTTTCGGTCTAGGGTCGGATGCGTATCTGTAAAGGCAACTGAAATTATTCCCGAAAGTATTCCAAAGAACTGATAGTCTTAATTCGTCGACCCCTTCAAACCCATTCATCATTTTATTACAAGGCCAATTCGAACTCATGGCCGCATATGCCCCTAAGCCAGCGTTATTTTTGTTCGGAATCTCTTCAGCGTGTGTCAGCCTCGCTTTAAAGAGAGCTGGGGAATAGTAACGTATAGGCCCAAAGTTAGATACGCACCAAGAGGCTCCTAGAGCCCCTAATAAGGTAAAGAACCGTTTAAAGTTAATATTCATAAATATCATCCCTTAATAGTCGAATAACTCGATAGTCTCGTCCCTCTAGGGGTAAATTTCTTCGGTCGACCTGTTTTGCCCATAGCGATTGCTGTAACTCGTCCGCAGCTTTTTTAAAATCATTTTCTATTATAGCCGTGAGCATTCTTTGAAATTTTCTTAATCCTCTTTCTCCGAGTGAGAAAGCTAGGTTGATTAAAGCCATTTTTCGATTGTCAGAAAGTAATTCCCAAACACGTTCGCCAATAATCGCTTTCACGTCCTGAATTGCATCGTTTACGTCCTCTTTAAGAATGGCAAGAATAATAGAATTCGATAACGGCTTCGCATCCAAATTCCTCCCGACTCCTATGGTTAAGTTCCCAACCGGAGCCTTCACAGCTTTCCCTGTAGAGTCATCATAAGGTCTTCGCTCAATCCCTTCATCTAAGGCGAGCATATCGAAGACTTTTTGAAGAAAATCATTTTGATTCATTGACAGTCGACTTATGGCCTTGAGTCATTTCAAATGGCCCTGCTTTGAAGCCTTTATCCGTTTCACGCAGAAGGATAATAATAAAAATAGCAGCCGCTATAAGGAGAAGAGTTGATAGTAAATTCTGAATACCAGTTTGCGCTCTTTGTGCCGGGCCAATTAATTTATCGGCTTGTCCAATAAGAGCCGAATTTTGAGAAGTGAGCCCAACGTTCATCACTGTTATTTGTTGCTGAATTTCCGGTAGACATTTCAAATGCCCTATATTATCGGCAATAGTTTTAAGTGAAGGTTCAATAAGTGCAATTCGGTGCATAGCTAATTTTGCCTCCTCTCTATGTCGCGCCCATTCTGAGCGCCATTCGTCAAATTCTATAATATGATCTTCAAGTGTGCGAGTTAAATCATTAGCCTCACATTTTGCTTCTTCTCTTTGATTACACCCGTTCTCATCTCTTTTTTTTGGTGACATCAAAGAATACTCGTCTTTTTCTATACCCAATTAACCCCCAACCCCGAGCAACATCATACCACCTGCCGTCGAAACAGAGCCGGAAGCATGAGGGGGACCAAAAGTATATTTTTCCGCGAGTGTTAATGGGTGAGCGAAGCCTTGAGAAACTAGCTCCATTTCTCTCGGAGCAAGCCCTCGATCCCAGATCATCACATCACCAATTTGCCCTTTAAAAAGGACTGAAACGTTTACAGGGTCGTAAGTCCCTATACCCCAGTTTTGAGTCGTTGACGTCAAAAATGTCGGATTCGTGCCGTCTGATATTGTAACGTAGTCGTCTTGGAACATTAAAATGCCGCTCGGAGTCCTCCTCATAACGAGGGTATACCATCTGTCAGCTATCGCCGCTTTATTTGGTGAGGTTGAATATGCTGCCGCAGGAACCCCCTCATCGTATTGGAGTACATAACCTCCCTTCCCGGTTTTATGAATAAACATCATATAACCAGTGGTCGCAGTATTTACGTTATTAGAGCACCCCACCCCGACGTAGGTATCTGTTAAAATATCATCAAGGCGAGCTCTAAAGAGAATTGTGAACTCACCGTTCAGATCAACAATCCCGGTTCCTAAGTTTACGCAATCATTTACGCCGTCATATTTTAGCGCCCAACCGTAAGGACTTGGAGTCCACGCATCCATGCCCATTCCAGAGCTGAAAACTCCGGTGTGGCCATATCCTGAAAAGTCTATTAATTGCCTTCCTTGGATGCCAACGGAGGGGCACCACAACCCTTTTAACCCTCTCCACAAACCAGGGAATGCACTCTCCGAAAAATTCCGTGCAATCCCAGTATGCAGAGAGGGGCGAGAAGTTAATAAGTCGTCGTGTGGTAGAAAACGCATTGTTCCCTATTATGTTTACTGCACCTCGGGGCTTACATAAGAATATCTAAGCCAATGATTACCACCTGTGGAATCGAGATTTACTCCTGTGTCATGTACGAGAGCTACGCCCCAAGATGGAGCAGCGATACGAATTAAAAATTCACCATATACCAAATCGCCAGTTGCAGCACCGCTGCCCTTATTCCTCATAACGCCGATAATTGGCGCATTCAATAGAGTTATACCAGCATCACTTGCGCCAGCACCATCAGTTCGGTGTGGAGTTCCATGTGCATCGCCGGTAAGAAGATAAAGAGAAACTGTTCTAGCTGAAGTGGGAGACGTACCCTGTTTAATTTTACACCAAATTCTTGCAAGCTGTTCTCTTCCGCTAGAGTTATCAATCATGTCTGATTGACGACCAACTCCAACCGCTGAGCTTGCTAAGCTTGCTATTGTTATAGTGAAGGCAGTCGAGCTTTGAAAAAGATCTAATATTTTATTTGCCATAGAATGTCCCTATTTCCAGTCCAAGTTTACAATTACATCATTTGCGCTGGGAGCAGTGTTATCATTATCAGCAACACCCGTACACGCTCTGATACTGATTCCTAGAGTGAAAGTAATACCCACCGCCTTACTGAATGTCATACCACCGTTCGGCGGGATTCGGTAGGTGCGAAGTGGCGTGTCCGAGCTACTTGCAGCACTTGCTTTATCGTAGAGCTTAACATATCTGGCAAGAGTTGCGTGATTGTTAAAAAAATCACCTCCATAGACACAGCCAGCGCTCGCTTTAATGCTCGCGCCAGTTGTGCTCATGTCTATATTTCTGTAGGTCTCGCACTGACCAGAAGTGTCCGGTTCTACTCTATATGTTGGGTAATGAATTCCCCCAACTTCCTTGCTTCGCAGGGTCTTCCCAATGCCTTCAGTTATATTAATATTATCGGCCATAGTATCTGTTCTCCTCTAAAGAGCCTTTACACACCAATTTACAATTATACATGGCGGGTTTCCTGCTCCTGTATTAGCAGTCCCTCCCGCATCACTTGTCAGTGAGGTACCGCTCGTTATGTCAGCACTCGGAGTTCCAGTCGCAACTGCTCCGCCGCTCCCCGTGTTTCCGCCGTTTGCAGTTCCGCTCGTTATGGTCCCGTCGCCGTTTATCCCGCCACTTACATTTCCAACCCTTCCTGCAAAATCTCCATTGCTATGAGTATGAGTTGAGCCGGTGGCAGTAGTGGTATACGAAACATTTGAGCCACTCGTATTCGATGCCCCTTGAGCTCTGTTAGCCGTTGAGCCGTCAGACCCGCCTTCTTTCGCGCCATAGGTATGAGTGTGGCTACCGCTGCTTGAAATATTTATATCGGCACCGTTCCCAGTTGCCGCATGATAGTGCGCTGGGACTGTATGCGAATGGTCCGGGGTTGTATGAACATGAGAGCCTCCCGTGTGGGTATGAGCGCTGAGTGTATGAGTATGACTCGCTACTGTATGAGTATGACTCGGTCCAGAATGGACGTGATTTAAATCTCCAAAAGTTGCTCCAAGAGAGCCGTTTGCGGGGCTTGTAGAGCTTTTACCTATAAGTAACTGCCCTCTACAATCTGGAATTCCAAAAGTTGTGGAGCCGTCGCCAGCACCAAAAGTTGTGCCCCATAGCGCAAACAGATCCGCATATGTAGTCCTGCTTTTTGCTGCACCATCCAAGAAAAAACAATTATCTGGGGCTGTGCCCGTAAGCCATGCGAATATAGACCCAATGGGCAAGCCTCCGTGCAGCGAGGCGTTATTCATATGATTTGTGACTTCTGTTTCTCGGAGGGTTGGAGTCCAGCTTGCCCCTGTATATTTCTCAGCAGCCTCAGTGGTTGGATTCAGACGAACAAAGCCAGTGGGGATATTTGTGTCATCAGTGAAATCCATTAACCCCAAGTGTTCGAGCTGGAGTTTTATAAAATCTCTAAAATCAGAATACTCGTCAGTAAGTTGTGGGGTGTCCCAGTCTGTAGCTACCATTTAAACTCCCTCTGCTTTCCAAGAAAAGTCATTTGCTATCTGTGCTCCGGTATCGGCTCTATAACAATAAACGTCAAAGCTGGTCGGATTCGGCACATCTACAAAATCATAAACTGCTATTACTGCATAGCTTGCATTATAGGCTGCGGTCACTGTAATACTTTTCACGTCGATAAACGAGACATTGAAATTTACGGTGGCTGGCAAAGAAGCGTCAGAGGTACCGTTCCCCGAATCCTTTTTATGTTTCAATGAGATACGCAGCCTTACAGGCCCCACTATTGCTAATTCGTGGTCGTCATCAGCCGTAAAATCGAGAGTAACACGAACGTATCTAAAATTACCTACAAAAGCCTGAAAGGTATTAGTAAACGTGGTCCAAGTTGCGTTATCCGTTGAAACTTCAATCGTACATTCGGTATCGACTGTAGTAACTACTTGTTCAACTGGTGCCGTAATATTAATTAAAACGCTATCGGTAATTAATACTCCGACATCGTGAGTTGAAACAAACTTAGCCGTTGGGTTACTCGGCTGAATATAAATTGGGTATGTTGCATCGACTTGGTCCTGTGGGCTTGTCCAAGTTCTATCATCAAAATGATCTTGGAAAGTCTCGTCGACTACCGGAAGAATCATTCGCTTTGTTGGAATCTGTGCCATTTTTTTATTTAATTTGCATAAGTCATTGGCATAAAGAGTCCGATCATTTGTCCTCTTCTACTTTCTCCTTCGAGAGGAGGTTCCGGCACAATGACTGGGGCTTCAAGTCTTGTTTCGAGTCTTATATTATCGAGTGTACTAGCGTCTTCAGGGTCCAGAATTACATCGGCAAGAAGTTCGAAATCTGGTGGCTGATCTACAACGGCAGGAACACTTACTGCTTGCCCTAAATTTCCAGCCGTATCGACTGGCACGACCCAGTAAATATAAGTATCAGCTAGAATTTCAAAAACAGCGCTAAATGTTCCCGAAGTATTACCAATTAACTCCGCACTCTCCAATAAATTTCCTTTTCGCACTTGGTAATAAGCAACTGGCAATGTCCCGCCTGTGCTCGCGCTCCAACGTAGCAGCACGTTGTTATCCACTATCTGAGCTGTCAAAGATGATACTGCAAAAGGTGCATAAATAGTTACATCTCTGAATGCGGTGTCACCTTGATTACCGGCCACATCGTAAGCTACGACCCAAAATCTTCGCGTTCCAGTCCATGCGCCTTTTATATTAATCGCTGTACTTTTGATTTTAGCTACGTATACAGATAAGTCGAAAGAAGTCCCATATCGAATTTCGTATTCTTCTATTGCGAAGTGGCCTACGCTTTCAGTCCATTTTAATCGGACGTTTTCGCCAATAATATCATGTTGAATAGTAACTGCCGATGGCTTTTGAACCGCTACGTTTAATTGTGCTGGGTTGAGTGAATAATTCCCTGAAGTGTCTACTGCTTTTATCATGAAGCGATAAACGGCATTCACTTGCATTCGGAGTAAATATTGATCACCGGATATTTCTGCGATAAAGGCGGCTGTATCCCAATCAAGCGCTTCATCTGCCAATCTAATTTCGTAATGGGAAACATCTAGATCCGTAATCGGTGTCCAATAAAATCGAATGCCGTAATCTTCAAGAGTGCCGGAGAAATAAGAAACGTCGCTCGGAGGCTCTGTTTTCCCTACGACCAAGTGCCATGTGACTGTGGTCCAGTCACCGTTTACTCCTAAGCCGCTTCTCGCTCGCGCTCTTACATCGTAATATTGCCCATCTTGAACATCGAGTATGAACGTAAAATTCAATTCGGCGTTAACCGGAGTCGATGGAATCCATTCTAAGGTATAACTATTTTTATATTGAATTTCGACCGTTCCGTTCGAGTTCGTAAATGTTTCTGCG